AAAGAGCCCACAAGCCCTTCAAATTGTGTTACACTATACGACACGGGGGGATCTGAACAAAATGCAAGATTGGCTTTGGATGAGGGAACAATTCAAGTAAGATCAAGAAATACTGACTACCGCCTTGGATATGATATTCTTGATTCCATAAAAATGAATATCGAGGGTAGGAATTCAATAGAGATAAATGAAACAATTTATGTAGGCTTCTGGACTATTTCAAACATCGCGTATATAACTCAAGATGATATCGGTAGATCGATTTTCACTATTAATTTCAGAGTTATGAGAGAGCCCAAAGTTTCAGACAGAGGGCACAGGCAACCCGTGGGAGGGATCTAAATGGCACAAGCATCATACGTTAAAAAAGTTGAGATATCAGCGAACGGTACATCAAATTGGCTACCTCTACCTTGTACAGGTCCATCTTTAAGCAATGACTGTGCTTCTGATGATGTTACAACATCAAATAGCAACGGATATGCCGAGAATCTACCAACATTACAATCATGGTCTATTAGTTGTGATTGTATTTATGATCCAAATGATGCAGCTTTGACGTTATTACTTGCATCAAAATTCAACAGAACAATATTACACGTGCGATATTTACCTGATGGTACCACCGCAAACGGTTTAAAAGGAAAAGCAATCGTTACATCATATAGCCCTAGCGGCGAAGTTTCTGGTGCCGAAAAATTATCTATAACTCTCCAGGGTACTGGACAACTATCATCCTCGGCATAAGGGGGTACTATGGCACATCCTGGTTACAAAGCCATTATAAAGATTGACGGTACACCCACTAGAATTTCTGACGAAGCAGCTACTGTAACGTCGGATCTACCAGCAAATACGAAGTATGTCATTACCAATGACACAAAGAGAATTCTGGATAGATCTAAACCTGTAGTTGTAAAAGTGGGGAATGTCACTGCCAATGCGAACTCTTACGAAATCGATTACCTATTTGGCACAATAACTTTTAGCACGAGTGCCGTCAGGGTTGTGACAGTATCAGGCCATTTTATACCTGTTATAAGTGTAGCTGGTGGCACTCAATATTCTATATCTATAAATTCTGAGGCGTTGGAGGACACAAGCTTTACTGAGACATCATCAGAATCTGGATGGAGAACATATATTTACGGTTTACAATCTGCTTCTGTATCCATCACACGAATTGACGATCTTACTAAAAACTTTAAGAACAGATTATCATCACGAGAAGTAGTACTACTAGAATTATCTATGTCTGGAGGCCTCTCTATAATGCGGGGCTGGTTTATAATTGATAAGGCATCATCGAAAGGCGAACTTAATTCCGTAGAAATGGAAGAATTAAACTTTACACTTTCTGGTAACGCCTTATCCTCTTTATCATTAAGGAAAACATAATATGAGTAGTCCAATTACATCCGAATCACCAAGAGACACTTTACGTTCCTCGATTATCGGAAGAAAATCAAAAGGTGATATCCTCACTTTTGAAGGCAAAGAAATAGAACTTAGGTGTGGCTCTATACGGGATAGGGATACAATATTAAAGTTGTGCCAAGTAGATGACAAGGGCAATAGTTGCGAATTTAATGATTTAAAATTTATGATTTTAACTGTGATCGCCCATACATACATACCAGGAACGAATGAGAATATATTTGAAGAAACAGATTACGATTCTTTAGAATCCGGGGATATCGGTGGATTCATTGATTTTGTAACGGCTCATATTCTGGAAAAAGAAAACACCGATAAAAAAAAATAATGTTTAGCGATTACAAGACACAATTAATATTCAAGATATGCGAAACAATTGGATGCACTGCAAGATTTGTAAGAAATAAGATGGATATTGATGAGTTAGAAGAATGGGCGGCTTATTTTCAGTTGAAGTATGAGGCTGAACAAAAATCCAAGGAATCCCTCCAGGAATAGAATCCATAATATCCGTAGATTGGAAGTGCTTTTGTGTCCGTGGATTTAGGTATAGTAAGTTTTAGACTTGGTGCGGATTTAACAGATCTGCGTAAATCCAATGACGAACTACAAGAATTCTCAAAAAGAGCAAAAATCTACGCTCAAGATTTAGAAAAGAACATCACTAGTTCTTTCGAAGCAGCCGGTAGGAGTTGCCGGGAATTCTCTGGAGATCTAGGCAGAACTTTAAGGCATCTACGTCATGCCAATAACAAACTACATGAGTTCTCAACAACATCCAAGACACACGCAAGAGATTTAGCAAAGAACACCGCTAGCGCTTTTGACGAAGCCGGTAGGGGCTCAAGGGAATTCTCTGGAGATCTAGGCAGAACTTTAAGGCATCTACGTCATGCCAATAACAAACTAAACGAATTTTCAGCAACAGCAAAGACACACACCGACGATTTAGCAAAGAATTCTATTAGTTCTTTTGACGAAGCCGGTAGAAGTTCAAGGAAATTCGCGGGAGATCTAGGCAGAGATCTTCTACATCTACGCCAAGCAAATACCGAACTACATGAATTCTCAAATACAGCAAAGACTTATGCCAAAGATTTATCGAAGGATACCTCGAGAGCTTTTGACAAAGCCGGTAGGAGTTCAACGAAATTCTCAGGTATTCTAGGCAGAAATCTAAACAAAGCTGGAAATAGATTTAAAATATTTGGGAATACCGCAAGAGCCAGCTTGAATAAGACAAATAGGGCTGCATCAAGATTAGCGGGTGTCATCGGCACAATCATAACGATAGAAGCCGCACGCAGATCAGTTATGCTAGCCGATAGTTACAATATGTTGCAGCAACGTTTGTTGACAGCAACAAGGGCTACTGGCGACTATATGCGAGTATCTAAAGCCCTTAACGAAATATCTAACCGTACTGGAACATTACTAGCAACAAATATCAATTTGTACCAAAGTTTAGCCCGGGTATCCCCTGAACTCCAAGCTACAACATCAGACATGCTAGCTTTGACTGAAACAATGGGGCAACTTGGTGTTATAGGTGGTTCTAATGCCGAACAGATGCGGAACGGTATTCTACAATTTACCCAAGGTTTGGCCGCAGGTATATTCAGAGCAGAGGAATACAATTCTATAGTTGAGAATCTTCCAGAGGTAGCATCTCGCATAGCCCAAGGTATGAACTTGACTATGGGCGAGCTCCGGAAAATGGTTATAGAAGGTAAGGTGCTGAGTTCTGATGTATTCAGCTCACTAATGAATCAATCAAAAGAGATTAACCAACAGTTCAAAGAAATTGCTCCAACAATAAGTAGATCTTCTGTATCTTTGAAAAACAGTATAATGACTTTTATGGGTCAAATTGATGCCTCATCTGGGGTAACAGAAAAGCTAGCTATGTGGATTCAAAGAGCTGCTGATTACTTAGCTGGGGATTTCTCTAGGCAGCTAGATAATATCATTGAATTATTCTCTCGTGGAAAAGATAACTTAAACTTATGGGCGGGTCTAATAGGGGACATAGGTTTAAATTTTGGTTTGTTAGGGAAGTCGGTATTCAATCTTATTAAGAGTGTTGGTAGGTTACTTATGGAGCTACCTATTAATCTCAGATCACTATTTATTATAGCCAGAGAGAAATTCACAAGTTTTGTTGTTGGCGTAAATGCTGCCATTTCCTCTATTGGAGCTGGATTTAAATTAATGTGGGAGAACATTAAGTTTGCTGGTACGAAAGCCGCTGGTCTTGTACAAATTGCATGGGCAAAGGTCTTTAGGCGGAAATCCATGGAAAAAAATGAGGATTTAGTTCGGATTGCTTTAGATAAAAGTACAAAAGCGAGATACGAAAAGATCGCAAGTGTTAAAGATGAAATCCAAGCTATAGCAGAAAGCAAGAGGATTCATCAAGAGGCTTCGGACAGTCGTGTAGCGGCTGCACAAAAGGAAAGAACAACTGCTATAGCTCTATTGGCCACTAAGTCGGCTCTACGCAAAGAAGAACGTGCTATCGCTAGGATTTCTCGTAAAGACGCTAGAGAGGCTGCAGCCGAAAGAAAGGGGAATGTATCTGAGCAGAGTGGATATAGAAGAATCCAGATAAATGATATGAAGAACACCTTAAAAGAAAAGACGGATGTAACTAAAATAGCGGCGCGTGTTGGTCTTGATTTAGACAAGAAATCGGGTGATGAGACTTTACGCGTTCAAGGAGAAACGTTCTCTGCTACAATTTCAGCGGCAGCAGAGCATAGCCGAGAGTTTTTCGCTATTAAAAAGGCCTTAGCCTTGGCTACGGCAATGATTGAATCACCAAAAGCAATATTATCATCATATACATTTGGTACAACCATAGGGGGGCCGATTGTTGGGGGTATATTTGCGGGTTTAGCAGCAGCAGCCACAGCCGTACAGATTGCTGCTATTTCTTCCTCATCTTTCAGCGGCAGAGCTTTAGGCGGGGGTGTATCCAGTGGACAGACATACCGGGTTAACGAACGGGGGCCCGAGATGTTATCTGTTGGTGGTAAAGACTTCCTGATGATGGGCAATAACAACGGACATATAACACCTAATAACAAGTTACCTTCCGGGGGTGGCGGAAAGGTGATAGTCAACGTTTACCCACAAAAAGGAGAGACGGCTAAGGTCAAATCAAAAAATAATGGGGACGGAACTCAAATTGATGTTATACTAGAAAAGATCGAGCAAGGCCTATCCGACGGAATAAGCCGAGGCGGGTCTACTTTATCTGAGGCACTAGAAAAACAATTTGGTTTAAGTAGGGCTGCAGGTCTTACAACATAAATCATCTACCACATTCGGAGAATAGTTATTATGGTTTCATCTAGTGTATCCTGGCCGACACAATTCCCTACTCCTACTTTAACTGGGTATAGTTTAAGCCCTTTTGATGTTGTTGCTGTTAGCCAGATGGAGAGCGGTGCGGCAAGACAGAGGCTTAGATATACATCTGTGCCATTCAATGTTTCTGTTGAATGGCCAATGCCTTCGGATATCTTCGGCTATTTTCAATCTTGGTATGCCCATAAAGCCCAGGAGGGGTCAAGATGGGTCACAATGAAGCTCGGTAATGGATTAGGCGCGCATCAGACAGAAGCTAGATTCGTTGGCTCTTATACAGCAACTTTAGCATCTGATAAACTCTGGAGGGTTACAGCTAATCTTGAAGTTCGGGAAATGGATGTATTATCGGAGGCTTCACTAGATATAATTCTTGGGGATATCGGGGTATCTATTCCTCAAATCCAACAAATGGCCAAAGTCCTTGGCGATCTTGTTAACATAGATTTAATTGATGCTTGGTAAGGAGAATACACATGTCTGATTTAGAAACAGATCTAACCACTGCGGTTGAGGATGTTAAAACTAATGCTGCAAAATTTAGCGAAATTATTAACGGCGGTACAACGACTGAGGTAACAACGGGAGGTGGGGTAGTCCCTTCTGTGGCTAAGACTATTGCCGATATTAACGCTAGTATTACTACCGGTACAAATTCGGCTGCGTCAAGGGCTGAAACGGCATTAGCTGCAACGCTTGCTACTGCAAATGCTTTTAATCAAACTTGGTTAGGCGCGCATGCCACAGCCCCAGCTATAGGAGTAGAGGGCTCGACTTACTTTAATTCTACAGATAATAATTTATATGTATCTACAGGTACGACCTGGCAGACTGTTGACGCGGGGGCTAATTTCAATCCTTCTCAGTACTTTACAAAGTCCGAGGTCACCACATTACTTGCCGCAATGAAAGTGCCTATTGTACATTCTAAATATAATACACATAGTGACCAGATAAATTTTGCAGTACCAACATCAGGAATACTTAAAGTGCATTATGTGGGTTTTGATATAACAATAACCCCATCTACATCAAAATCCAATATATCGATCCATTTAAATTTAGCTAGTACATACATACAGAAGGATTTTAGGGATAGTTCATCTATACGTGAATATAGAACCGACTATATGATATGTGAAGCTAAT